TAAAGCTAGCTTTCCATTCGCTAATAGGGGCTATTTCGACATTCATTTTACCCGCGCCAGCCAACGCGCCCATACTATGCAACAACGTCGAAATCTCCTATGTGAACGCCAAAAACAGCCGTGCCGGTTTTCCAAATTTGTATCCAGCTTTGTGGGCCTGTCAAAGTCGGCGCGAAACCGTTAGGCCATAACATACCCGAAGGGAACGCGACCGAATACGTATCGGTATTAACTAGACGTAGTGATAACGATTCACCGTCGTTTAACGTGAAAGCTAACGACGCTGGCGCTGCTAATGTTCTAGTCTGGATACCGCCGTTATTACGATCAATAGCATCTACAGGCGCGGCGTATTCCTGTTCCGAGTAGGTTACAAACTTCGTACCGTCCATAGTGTTAAAACTGCCAGCGGTTACGCGTAGTTCTACGAAATCGCCGCTAACCCAAGCTTGCGCGGTCGTGCTTTCCTGTGCGCGTTCTACAGTTAGGGTATTTGTAGCCAGCGAAGTAGCTTTAACGACTTCGGTTTTAGTCGGCGCGGTTAGCGAGTCCGTTATCGTCAGAACGCAATAATCACCTGCCCCGATAATAGGCAAGCCAGTTATTGAAGCTACGTCAAAGGTTATGTCACCAGTACTCACCGACGCGGTAGTTATTGTGGTGCTGTAGTTGTTCGAATATTTACGTGCCATATTACTGTACCGTTTCCTGTACTGCGTTAATGTATAGGGCGAGTTCTGGATGCCCAATGTTCGAAGATACCGTACTAACAGCGTTTACGATTCGCATATAGATAGGCACGGCATTAACCGTTCCGCTTAGAATGGTCGGGCCTAGCGCTAACGGAGCGCCAGCGGTATTAATATCTAGCGCTGCCGCTGATAAGGCTAGTGTTATTTCAGTCGGTTGATGGGAAAGTGCAACAGTTGTCCAAACTACTGTACCGTCTGCCGTTGTACCGCCTATTGTAGTATTCCAGCTAGCGGGTTCGGTAGCGTCAGAAGTACCCGCAGTAGTGCAGACATAGCGATACGTATTGTCTATTGGCGGTTCTACCGTATCACCTACAGCGTAAGCCGTGCTAGCCGTCCAGTCGGGTAGTATATCGGTAGGCGTTAAAACCACGTCGTCTACAGAAGGTGAACTTTGCGCTTCTAGTTTGACGTTCGTACCAGTAGAACCTAAGTACAATGTATAGTCGCGTGGGTTATCGCTAAGATCGGCTTCGTGCGTTACTACCATGCTAGTACCAAACGGCGTCGTTAGCGCCGCGTCGGTATAGAGTTTAAAAGAAAGGTCGCTGATTGCCATTTAAAGTCCCTGCTATCTAACCGCCGTAGCGGTGTTACCTGTATTTTGATTAACGAAATCGCGTAAGAATTTAAGATGTTTCGGCGTACCCTGTAACGTCGTAGACATTTTGCCGCCGTCCATCGTCAAGTTAAAGTCGATAGACCCCATAGGCTCAGCCGTTGAAGTAAGCCATTTAGACAACCCTTTAACTGCTTCCGTATTTGCAGACATTGCTTCTTGAATCAGTTTGTTTGCAGGTGCTTGAGCTTCTTGAGCTTGAGTCTGCATACCTGCTTTCTGAGCTAATGAATCTATCGTGCCGCGCATTAACTCAAGGGTGTCAATATCCGTTGTGCCACCCCTTAATGCTCCTGAGAATTTGTCTTCAGCCCTACTCTTGTAATATGCGATCTGCTTTTCATCACCAAGCAGCATTGCTTTTCGTAACGAGGTGATTGATTGATCGAAATTCAAATTACCAGTTTTTGACCCACCTTGACTTAACATTGCGTTTGTCAGATTGTCGGTAGAGTTAATCAGATTTTTGGTCGCAGTGTTGTACTCATCGTGTGCCGCCTTGACCATCCGACTGTATATCTCGTTCTGATCCCCATACTTACCCAGAAAGCCCTTAGCATCACCTAGCTTTCTTTGCAGCCGCTCCATTGGAGTCTCAAACTGCTCAGCTAGAGCATCAAGTTCGCGTTGCGCTTGGGGGCTTAATCCTTGCTCTGTAGGCGTTTTCTGAGAAGGGGTAGGAGCTATATTGGTTTTGCTCGGAACGGCCTGATCTCGCGTGAGGCGCATCTTGGATGACTCAAGATTGCTGGCTACTTGATCCTCCATGCGTTTAATTTCTTTCCTGATCTCGTCATCATCCATGAACAACAGATCAACTTTTGTTCCCCACGAAGCGCCATTTTCAAGATAGCCGCGAGCCATCTTGATTTCATCCTGTAAGCGTTTTGTATCAAACGACCCAATACCATTCAGGAATACGGCAACGTCTTCTGCTAGCTCTCGCACTTTCCCAGTTAGCGAAGACACCCATCCAACCGCGTTAGTGAAGGTGGTAATGATCGCAGTGCCTAGCGCAACAATATTCTCTTTGACTTCGGGCTTATTAAGCTCAGCCATTAACTCAGTAACGGCAGGTAAAGTCGCAGAAACAATCTGATTTTTGACACCTGTAAAGGCTAATCCGATCTCGTTTAACTTGGCTTTAATATCCCCTGCTTGCTTGATATCCAAGTCAGACATGACAGCGCCAGCCGCTTCAGCCTGATCTCCAAGGCGTTTAACTTCTTCACCACCATTTCGAAGCAGAGGAATTAGTGCAGTTGTATCAGATGCAAGCGCCTCCATGTAAAAGGCAAACTCGTTCTGATTGACGTTGGCTTTCTCTAGGCTGGATACGTAGAGTTGAAGAGCATCGGGGCCGGATAGGTTTCTGAATTGCTGGGCAGTAACTCCGACTTTTGGAGCAATGTTCTCAAAGAAGTCAGCTAGTGGACCTCCGCCCGTTTGAACGAAGTCCCCCACGCGATCCGACATATCTTTGAATATATCTGCGGTCTTATCAGTCTCGAAACCAACAGTTTTAAATGCCGCCGCATATCGCTGAAATTCGCGTGTTGAGGTGTTAGCTAGTTGAGAAAGGTTTTGGATCTCTTTTGCAGTATCGACAGTGTTTTTCAACATTGCCGCGTAACCAGCCGCGCTGGCTACTGCGATCCCCGCAATAGCTTTACTCGCAGTCTTGGCGAATCGGTTTACGGCAGTTGTGCTTTGAGAGAGTCCGTTTTTGAGCTTGCTTGAATCAAGCGATATTTCAAATAAAAGACTACTTACTGTTGCCATAACCCATTGCCTCTTTAAGCGCTCTAGCCCTCTCAGCAAGTGTTAGTTCTCTGGAGGCTGTTAGCTCTTGTTTATGCTTGTAGCGTTTAACCCACTCTTCGTTCTGAGTTAGATCATACGCCATTTGCTCAATTATCTCAGCTTGCTCAAGCTGTTCAATCTGGGCAATTGTTAGGTGGAGTTTTCGTGAGAGGCTAATCATATACGACCTCATTGGGTCGTTAATTAGTTTCCCGCTAAAGCCTCCAGATCCTCTTCTGTGAAGTTGTTAAGATCTCGGCCTTCGTTGAAGACTAGCTCAAGAGCAGAAGCTGATTTTTCCGAAAGCTCATCAATATCTTCACGGCTAAACAAGCGATTTCCATCTTCGTCACAAATAATTAGCGAAGCGTACTCAGCCATTATTTTAGACAGATCCAGATTCTCGGTTGTTGTCTTTTGCTCAAACGCACCCTTGTCCTTAGATGAGAGTGTTTTAATCATTACTGATCCGCCCCACTGAGGGACTTTTACTTCGCGCAGTTTGAAATCACGCGCTTTTAGAATGTCATTCTTGCTCAGTAACATTAATTTCTTCCCACTTTTTAACAGGACAACTCGCGCCTCTCAGCCAAGTCTTGAATCTCATTGCACAACCGCATTTCTTGCAAGTTAGCAATCCGCCATTGAATAAGCGGTCTGGACAGGTCGCGCATATTTCCAAACGCGCCTGTCTCTGCTCTGGCGTTGCCCTCTGTAAGAACGGGATCTTATTTAGATTGAACGCCATAAGTCATTAGCTCCAAACGATTGAGCCAGTAACTTTCAATGTCGCTGTGCCGTTAGCTACGTCATCAACACCACCAGATGTAGATAGCGATTTAACGTATGCGCTGAACGTAGCTACATCACCATCAGGTAAAGTGATTACAACCTCACGCGTAGCCTGAGCCGCTTTGGCCGCTTCCATTGCTGCTTGACCAAGATCAGAAGGGTCGCGTTTTAGTTCAAGCGTACAGTCACCAAAATCCTGTAGACCTTGACGGTATTCCTTTGCAGTTGATGCGAGAGTAGTGACGTCAATGTCAGTAGCCTGACCGTCACCAAAAGAGAAAGACACAACGCCAGATACAGCCTGAGCGATTGAGCCATCATTGAACGTAACAGTGGTTCCCTGTGCGTCTAGTACAGCCATGATTTTAGCCCTATTTCAGTTTATTGAGTTAGAGCTGAAACCAGCTCGACACCTCGATTATAGCAAGGCTTTATCGAACTGTGTAACAGTCGTAATCGACGCTAATAGGAATTGCGTACCAAGCGCCATCTCGGATGGAGGTGGCTTGACTGACTGACCGTATTTTCACCTTGCGGGAGTTGTAAGTCAGAGTGCGCTGAGCCGAAAAATGATCCGCAATATCATCAGCAATACTAAGTGACTGAGCTTTGTAGCTACCTGATGGTGCATACACGGTAATCTGGTAGATGCCGCCATGAGCTTCTGTTTGGTCGTGGGAGAGCGTCACGGTCTGAGTGGGTGAATGTATGACGCTAAGATACAAAACGCCTTCAGTGGGCGTGTATGGAGCGTTAGGCCATGCGATAGGTGGTTTGTTGGTAAGCGTATTTAATCGACCATCAAGCGCCGCGCTAATATCAGTGAATATGCTCATTTATCGACTGCCTCTTTGATCTTTTGCGCTATACGCTGTTTCCACGATTTTACATTCTTTCTGAGCATCGCAAATTCGCGCCTTCCGCCAATCCCGTACTCAATGATCGGGGCGTACTCAAGGTTATTTACGAGATAGATGGTAGAGTTCTTTTCTATCTTGATCTGACCCAATTCAGATGCGGCTTTACTGTTCGCTGATTGGTTTTCACTACCTACAGTCCCGCCTTCATACTTTCGGTCTATATCGCTGGTAGGTTGTGTATCAACAGCGATCTGCCAGTTACCACGCAATCGACCTGTATCAACAGGGGTGTCAGCAACTACGTTAGAGTAGAGATCCAGAGTAGCCGCCCTAATCGCTTTACCTGTGTCGAGACTCGCGGCCTCTGCCCACTTGCGGATTATATCGTCAGCATCCTCTAGCTTAGCCATTATCTGCGTACCTGTACCGTGTAAATGATCGTTGTGCCCTGTGCGCGAACGACTTCAGGAACGCCAATGACTTTCCAGCTTTCGTTGGCGTACAGCGCCTTATCGTTGGGTTTAGGTATGTAGCTTGTCGATTCAATCATCAACAAAACATCGCCAGATTGAATACTGTTACCGTTGATCAGACCAAGCTCGTAGCTCATCGGTTGACCACTAACAGTCCAGCTTGTATCACTACCGCCCGTAGTCGTTCCCGTTACAGGATCAAACGTGCCTTCAGAAGTGCGCGTAAAAGTGATCTGTTCACCGTATGCAGACAGCAATCGAGACGCTGTGCCTGTCAGTTTTGTTGCTAATCCCATTAGTGAATTACCTCAACCATATACATCGGAACGTAAGCCTCATCGCCGCAATCAAGCTGGACTGTGTAGCACAACTCATCCGAGTCAAAGCCAACAACTACGCCGCACTCCGCCCAAGCCGGAATCAGGACTCTACGCCCAACAACTCCGTCTATAGATTCGGTATTCACGCACGACTCACTACGAATGAGCTAGATCCAGATCCACCAGTAGCTAGGAGCTTTTGGAGAGCTGCATTAATCGTTTTAGCAATTGATTCACTTCCTGCTCCGTCTTGATACTCCACTTCAAGAGATCCGACTTTTTCCTTTTTAACAGCAGGTTCAACATTACCCAACGGGTCGGCATCAGAGTCAATTGCAATCGCAACTGCCATTTGACCATTTTTAAGTTCATTAGGAATCGTTGACTCGGAAACCGAAAAGCCATCTATATACACTCCATCACGAGGCCATTGCAGGGGTTGCGTTTGTGCGACCTTAGATCCGGCGTACCTTAGACTCTCAACGTAGTCCATCGCCTTAATTGCGAGAACTTCAGGATCGTTAGTTAGCGTAATACCACGCAGATCGGCATACGCTTCAATCTCAGCAGACGTGACGTAAGAGTTGGCGCCAGCGACTTGTGATCCATCTTCAATTACTAGAGCCATAACTTACACCTTTGTAATGTCTTGTACGTACTTGTACTTACCCGCGAGTACAGTCCGTTTACGTCCAGCGCCATCTGTCATCTGAACATCATAGTAGAAGCCGCCCACTT